GGGCAGGAACGTTCTTTACATTACGATGGAGATGGCAGAGGAACGTATCGCTGAACGTATCGACGCGAACCTCTTCAATTTACCGATCGATCAGATTGGTAATCTATCTAAGAATATGTTCCAAGACCGCGTTAAAACCATCAGTGAGAAGACGAACGGCAAGTTGATCATCAAAGAGTATCCGACTGGTGCTGCGCACAGTAACCACTTCCGTGCGTTGTTCGAAGAACTGAAACTCAAGAAGAAGTTTGTTCCTGAGATCGTGTTTATTGATTACCTAAATATCTGTGCGTCTTCAAGAATGAAAGGCATGGGAGGGTCAATAAACTCATACACATATGTAAAGGCGATCGCAGAAGAACTTCGAGGTTTGGCGGTCGAGTTCGATGTCCCTATCGTGTCAGCAACACAAACTACGCGATCGGGTTTCTCTAACTCCGATCCAGGACTGGAAGACACTTCAGAGTCGTTTGGACTACCTGCTACCGCTGATCTTATGTTCGCTCTCGTATCCAACGAGGAACTCGAGAAGTCGGGTCAGATTATGGTTAAGCAGTTAAAGAACCGTTACAACGATCCGGCGATGTTTAAAAGATTTGTAATTGGGATTGATAAGTCGCGAATGGTTTTATATGATGTAGATGAGTCACAGCAAAATCTTTCCGTCGAACCAGAGGATGATATACCACTTTTTGATAAGACGCCGTCGGGAGAGAAACTTAAAAACATAAGAATATCTTAAAGGGGAATCACATGGACGGATATTTACACACGATCATTGCAACAGGTTTGTTATTCGCATCGTTTTGGATAGGAAAGTTTTTCGGTAGACGCGAAGGTGAGATGTACGTTTGGGATATTATTGGTAATATTTTTAATGCAGTAAAAATCGAAATTAATGAATCCGGAGACATGATCGTCACGGATATGAACGGGAAGGAGAAAATCGTAAAATGAAAGTTCTACTTTTGGGATTACCAGGATCTGGCAAGAGCACCCTTGCGGAACCGGTTGCGAAGGCACTAGGTGCAGTTTGGATTAACGCTGATCAGGTTCGAGAGCGTTACGACGATTGGGACTTTTCTATGGAAGGTCGCATTCGTCAGTCTTCAAGGATGAAGCATTTGTCGGATGGAGTCGTGATGGCAGGAAACGTTGCTATCACTGACTTTGTCTGCCCGACTGAAGAAGCACGAAGTAATTTCGATGCAGACTTTGTGGTTTGGATGGATACGATTGAAGAAGGTCGATTCGAAGATACGAACAAGGTCTTTGTTCCACCCGCTAATTATGATCTTCGAATCACTGAGTGGTCTGATGTTAATGAAGAAACACTTGAGAATGCAATTAGGGGCAAACTGAATGGACTATAGGTATCGTGAAGGTGAGTTGATTGCTGAGTTTCAAAAATATATTGACTCAACATACCAACAACATTATGTGACTGATGGGAAACAAACAATGGACAGCATCATTGCCAATGGGCACGGTACTGGTTTTTGTTTGGGTAACGTCGACAAATATAAAGATCGTTATGGCAAGAAGGGCGAGACTCCGGACGAGTGGCGCAAAGATCTAATTAAAGTTATGCACTACACGCTGTTCCAATTGTACATACACGATAAAGAGCACGCTAAGGTTGCTCCTGAGAATTTTTTACCTTCTTCAGAAGTTCGAGTCGATCCACCTAAAGTTTCTTTGAATATCGACTTAGACCATGAACTTCCTTCTTATGAAAATATGGTTGAAACCGGCGATAAAATTAGACATAATAGAAACAGTATTGATGATGCAACACCGGAGGAATGGGATGCAGTACGACAAAAAATCTGGTCAGGTAGACCAACCTATCCTACAAACATCTAAGGTTGTTTCCTTAGAAGAGTTTCGTGACAGGAAAAACTATCAAGGTGGGATTGTTGAGTATCCGTGCGTCGATATAGTTTCGTATGAGTTGGTTGATTTTGATGGTGAGAAGTTCACAACGATAAGGTTTGACGATGAGTGATATATTTGATTTTGGTTTTACAGCAGTAACAGAAGAAGAACTTGATACAGTACAAAATCTACAACAATCAGTTGAAGAAGCAGGTGATGTTGAAGAGAGACTCAATAAACTGTATAATGCTATACAACCATTGCTGAACAACCTTCGAAAAGACCCAGAGAAAGAGTATATCCTCTGGCCAAATCGTTTAGAGAAGGTTGAACAGTTTTCTGATTTGTTAGACTCAATCTACACAGGTGAATAAAGTTTTGTCATTAAAATCTTATAAGACTCCTCTACGATATCCAGGTGGGAAGTCACGCGCGACTCGGTTCCTTGGTAGACATATCCCAAGCAACTTCTCAGAGTTTGTCGAACCTTTCCTTGGCGGCGGTTCTATGGCGATTGCTATCTCTAAACAGTTCCCCGACAAACCGATATGGGTCAACGACAAGTATTTCAACCTGTATTGCTTTTGGATCATGCTACAAACCCATGGAGAACAGTTACAGGACAAGATTATCGAAAAGAAAGATATTGCGACTTGTTTCCTAGACCAAGAAACTTCACACCGAGAATTATTTATTCAATGTAAAGAAGAAATTCAAACACAGCAAGATCCATTCGAGATCGCATGGCGATTCTTTGTGTTGAATAAGTGCTCATTCTCTGGATTGGGTGAGTCGTCTGGATTCTCTAAGCAAGCATCTCAGTCAAACTTCTCATACAACAATATTCGTAAACTGGAAGGGTATAACAAAATCATCCAGAAGTGGGATATTACGAACCTTGATTACACTGACATTTTACCTGCTTGCAAGAAAGAAAGTTTCGTGTTCCTCGATCCGCCATATGATATCAATTCATTCTTGTATGGCAAAGGCGGGAATATGCACAACAACTTCGATCACGATGAATTTCGTGACGCAGCATCGTTATGTGAAGGGCAGACGATGATTACATACAACTCAAACGATAAACTCAAAGAAATGTTCTCATCGTGGAATCAGTTAGATTGGGACTTGACTTACACGATGCATTCGAGTAGAGTATATCGAAAGGATGAGAGTAATAGACGTGAGTTGTTACTAACCAACTATGGTTATTCTAAAGACAACACCTTGGAGGAATTTTATGACACGAACGCAAATGCAAAGACAACAGATGAGTCGCCGAAGCGAGATCTGGAACTCAATTAGCAAAAATGTTGAGACTAAAGATGAAGATCGACCGAGCGGCTCTCAAAGAGTCAGTGAGCGACACCGTAATCGCAACACCACTAACCCTGTTTCTTAACTGGATATTCCTATCAATCTTTATGGCACTTGGTATGAGTGCCACTGCTATCTCTTTCGGTATGACGGGCATTTTCTTTTGTGTAGCAATTGTGAGAAAATACTATGTCCGAGTTTGGTTCAAGAGAAGGCAGTGAAAGACGTCGCGAGAGGACGCTAAACTCGCTCTGGTCTGTCTCGGTGAAATCCGAGGGCGGTGTCCCGAGATGACATTAAACTCGTGCTGGTCGTTACGCCCGTCTCCTGAGCAAGAGAAAAACTGCTCATTTACTTACACACAACACACACAAGGAGACAATTATGTCTAACCATACACCATATGAACTTCGGTTCCAAATTTTTCAAGCAGCGAGTCAAAGTCTTATTGACGAATACTGGGCAGCAGATTCGCTCCGTCGACTTATGCTTGATGGACTCGAACCTGTTGATCCGAATCTTATGCCTGATCGCGCCGAGTATCCTACTATGGAAACCATCATGGAAAGGGCGAAGAGCATCAACGGTTTTGTTTCTGGCGGCAGTCAGTAACAGAGATTGCGGAGATTGGCGCAGTCTGGTAGCGCATTCGCTTTGGGAGCGAAGGGTCGTAGGTTCGAATCCTACATCTCCGACCAATTTTATTATTGAGGTAATTTATGAATTTCAACCCACAACCAAAGATCGTTTTCTCTAAGGGTCGAACTCTTCCTGATGTGACGTTCCGTACGCGAGTGCGGGACGATTCTATCGAAGGAGATAACCCATATCGTTGGCAAGATATGACAACCGCAGATTACTTCGCCGGAAAGCGAGTGATCTTGTTTTCACTTCCTGGAGCATTCACTCCAACTTGTTCAACCTATCAACTACCGAACTTCGAACGCATGGCACCAGAGTTCCGTGCGATGGGCATTGACGAGATCTATTGTATGTCTGTCAACGATTCCTTTGTTATGAATGCATGGGCGAAGAGTCAGAACCTAGAGAATGTCAAAGTCATTCCGGACGGGTCTGGAACATTCACCAAAGCAGTCGGACTTCTTGTCAACAAAGACAACCTTGGATTTGGTTTCCGTTCGTGGAGATATGCGATGGTTATCAATGATGGGACAATCGAGGTTCTTCTTCGTGAGGCAGGATTATCGCATAACGCTGAAGATGATCCCTATGAATTTACCACCCCAGAATCCGTAATGAATTATTTGAAGAGCGGGGACGCTCAGGAGGCAACACAATGAACACACAAGAGTTTTTAAACTGCATCAAAGAGAACATCGCTACCGTCGAGTTCCGCAAAGTTGGATCTAACGAACTTCGAGTTATGCCCTGTACACTTAACCCTGATGTTATGGGATCAACTACAACCGAAGTGAATCAGCAAGAAAACAGCGAACACTTAGTCGTCTGGTCTTTGGATAAAGATAACTGGCGGTCGTTTCGTGTCGAGACTGTCGAACGATGGTACGAAGGGTATCCCTCATAAAAGGACAATTATTTACTAAAAATAGTTAAAATAAATATCCTGTTAAATCAATAACTTACAGGGGCGTAAAAACCCCTGTCAAATCAATAACTTACTGCTTTACTTTTTCTTCACATAACTGTATAATTCTCCTATTGAATTGATAAAGAGATAAAGATTATGAGTCATGTGTATTTCCTAGTTACCCTTAAAACCCAAACGCGAACTGCCGGTCCTTTTATGAACCGTGCCGATGCAGAAACTCGTCGTATGTCTTACCCCAATCCTTCTGCGTTATGTATTAGTCGAGTATCTGCAGACTCATATAAGCATTGTTCAGATTATGCTGAAGTCGGCGACAAGATCCGGTGGGAATCTGGCGCCGGTACTTTGACTGGCACCGTAAAGTACATCAACCGCGATATGCCTACTGCCGATCCAAGAAGGAATGCTGATTGCTACATGATCGATAATTGTGTTGACCTGAAGGGTAAACCAAACAATGCTTGCTACCTTAACAGCAACATGATGAAAATGCTGAAGATTGTCAATCTTTCTGCTGGCGTTCAAATGGCGTTAATTTAGGCGGTTTCCGAAAATCTATATGCTGGGAGGCATAACACTATGTATATTTCAATTGACAGTTTCACACCTAACAAGCGCATCGATGAGTTCGCCTTTGCACTTTACGACGTTCTCTTCGACGAGGTCGATCCATCGATAATGATTGCTGAAGAGGATACATTCCTTAACATCGACTTTATCGATGATGTCGAAGACGAGGCATGCGGTTACTGCTTCCGTGACGAGTGCGACGACATCACCATCCAAATCAACAGCAACCTTTCAGAGCGCGAACAGGCACTTACCCTAGCACACGAGATGGTTCATGCTCGACAGTTGGTTCGGGGTGTTGAATTCGACGAGCAAGAAGCGTATACTCTAGAGTCGTTGCTAACAGATTCTCTTTTAACGGTTCACTGATATGCAAAAATACTTGTTCCTTTGCCAGTTATTCCAAGATGACTTCTCGTCCACCATTATCGATGTCAGTATACCGCCGGATGAGATTGAGTATGTCGTAACAGAGCACGCGATCAGATTATTTCCAGATGACGAGCATTTGTATTACTACAACGCCGAGGGAGACTTCGCTGTCGACATAATCACGAATGATGTTTGTCTGAATCGCTTGGTGTATTCTCAGTGAGATATGCTATTATCATCGGGATCTTAGTTGGTGCCACACAGGTTATGACTAAGATTGTTTCTGACATGGTGGATCGCGAGATGTCGCGTCAGTGCGTGGAATATAAAGAACGTGTTCAGCAAATTAGAAAAACAGTAGATGGTGTATCTCGTGTCGAGAGAAACAAAGTTCAGTACTGTGCCGAATGGATCTATGAGGGAATGTAATCTATGAAGTATTATTCGATGTCACACGACATGCATGGTCGTAAAATCAAGAAGAGTAAACCCAAGGGCGAAGTGTTCAAGAAGTTCTCGAGCACTGTTCGGAGCGTCAATACTATACCTTCATATTCTTATCGGGGTATTGAAACGCAGTATGTCTCGAGCGACTCTGCTTCGTATAATTGCGCCAAGGTCGAGTCGCCTAAGTACACCGGCACTTTAGTCAAGGGCATCTCTACGATGCACAAGTCTAATGCCGTGCCCATCATTAATCAAGAAGAGGCGATTGAACATGCCTCGATGAGGAGATAACAGATGATTGACGAAACATCACTCTGGTTTATAATTGTTTGGATCTTGCTGACATTTGCAATGTTCAGTTACATTTTTATACTACGATTGGAACTTGCCGACACGAGGCGTTCTGCGGATTTCTATAAGCAAATGTCAGAACTCTCTGATCAGCACGTTCAATTTTTAAAAGAAGAAAAGGAGGCGGAAAGTGTCATTAAATTTCCAAGTTAATTTAGACTACGATCAAGCGACAAGCATAACGCGAGAATATTTGCTTGATTTTCTCAGCGACAGCAATATTGATGTCGCAGATCCAAAGATCGTTGATGCGTGTCACCTTATAATCGCGTACATGTCAGTTCCAGGAGAATATGAAGGAGGAAAGTATGACAGTTGAAAGTTTAGAAAATAAAATTGTACAATGGCACTATGATCGTAATCTGATCGCTGGCGCTAACGATAAAGACCAGTTCATGAAACTGATCCAAGAGTGCGGTGAGTTGTCAGATAATATTTGCAAGCAACGCGATATTCGAGACGACATCGGTGATATCATCGTCGTCTTAATTAATATTGCGGAGCGCAACAGTTTAACGCTTGAAGAATGCATGCAAGTAGCGTATGATGATATTAAAGATCGAAAAGGTCGTATGGTTGACGGCGTCTTTATCAAAGAGGAATCTTAAACAATGAATGACCCCTATCGTTACATGTGGCGCGAAGAAATCTCCGCCGACTATCCCATGCACACCTATATAACTAAAGGGACGGATTTGCTTGGTTTCGTTCGAAGGGGTACTTCTGAGATTCAATGGTTCAAGGCACCAAAGAAGTCATGGTCGCCTTCGCGTCGTAAGTTCCGTAAACTCGGCAGGAAAGAAATTGCTGCGTTTGTGAAGAATAGTGATGGTATTCACGAACCCTTTTGTGTAATACCGGTCGACCCGAATCGACCAATTAACATCCTAGACTTCGCCATAGCAGCGTGAGGGAATAAATGTTTGAATATAGTTGCAATATCGTAAGGGTCGTTGATGGTGATACCGTCGACGTTGATATCGATCTCGGGTTCGGGGTCTGGATGAAAAACCAGCGCATTCGTTTGTATGGCATCGACACGCCGGAATCCCGAACCCGAGATCTGAGAGAGAAGTTTTATGGCAAGTATGCCGCATCCTATCTCTCTGAGAGGATAGGGGACAAATGTGTTCTCCGAACCAAGAAAGATAAAGCAGGAAAATATGGGCGGATCCTAGGCGAGTTCATCGCGTATGACCCGAAGACGGATTCTACACGTAGTATTAATGAAATGATGATCCAAGACTCGGTTGCGGTCGCTTATCACGGACAGTCCAAAGAAAGTATCGCCGAAGCTCATCTCGCCAACTACTTGATTTTAGAGGAAAGAGGCATTTCTTATACAAAATAGTTCTATGCTTATTCCAAAATAGTTTAAAAAAAATAAAAAAAGTTATAAAAAAACTCCTGTTAAATCAATAACTTACAGTCCTTGAAAAACTCTAATAAAATCAAGGACTTACCACTTTACTTTCATAACAACCTGCGGTATAATCTCTATATTGAAATGAGGAGTGTCTGTTATGGAAAATTTGAAAGGTCGATCGGTTGAGGTGGTTTTTGAGGGATATGAGTCTCGCCTTGGTAATGTCATCGATGATCGCGGCGAACAGGTTGCGGTCTACTTCCCTGAGACCGATGAGTTTGTGGAGAAGACCAGTTACTATGCCAAGTATCGTCTGCTTACCAGCGAGTATGCCTTCTGTGATGTTCCTAGTGCGATGGGTGTCTACCTGATCGCGAAACCCTTTGTAGAGGAGGCAGCGTAATGAAAATCAAAGGTGCTATTTCAGTTCTTAAAAAAGAGGCAGAGTTCCTCGGTATGTCATTCGACGAGGTTCTCGTTTTTATCGAGCAGCAACCATGGGCGGCATCAAAGAATGCTGTCGTTGCCTACGGAATTTGTAGAAAGGAGTTTTTGGGATGAGTTCAATGAGAGATTTTTCTAAGAAGGAATACCTTCGCCCCAAGAAAGAAATAGAGTCATCTGAGTTTGTCGCTTGGGTAATCCTGATCTCCATGGGTATGGCGCTCGGTTTTATGATGGGTTACGGTTTATTGTACACAGGAGTTTAGAGTAAATGCTAACAGGCATCTATAAAGATATGAGTTTCAAACAACCATATTACAACACACCCCAAGACAAGTACAACGATTATCTTCGTAAACACAGCGACAAGCAGGATAAAGGTTTACAAAACGGTCGTGACTCTGAGCGTCTCAAGACGTATAAGGCAGAGTGGGCGTTGTCCGAAACGCATGGTTATGGCATCAAATTCAAATCGATTGAAGAAGTCCAGAAATATGTCAACAAGGTGACGACGTCTAAAACTTACACCGCGTTGTGGTTGGAAGCATACGAGTTGCGCAAGGGAAAGGACATTGGCGCGATCCTTCGCGGAACCAATGTTAAGGTTTCCGGTAAAGCGGCAAGGAATGGCGAGGGCAATGCTGGGTTTGCATACATTGAAGAGAATAGGATTGTTCTCGATACGCGTACCGGTATGAATGAATACACCGTGTTGCATGAACTCGCGCACTGTGTTGGGTATGGACACCACGGTCGATCGTTCCGTAAAACTATCATGAAGTTGACATCTCGCTTCATGGGAAAGGATGCAGCAGATGCCCTGAAGGTTGAGTTCAAGGCGCGCAAGCTACCCTATGGCGAACCGCGTAAACCCAAGACGTACGACCAGTGGATGGCAGCGAAAGTAAGAATGGAGAATATTCGAAATGTCTAAAGGTAAAGGTGATCCAATGGTTCGTGCGCAGGGTCGCACGAAACCTGATCGGGAGTGGTATCCAGATAACTTCGACTGGTATCTCAAATGGGCGGCATCGCTACTGATCATCTGCTCGCTGGCGATGCGTTCCGCAGGGATTGAATACCGAATGTATGACCTCATCCTAGGCACTATCGGTTGCGCCCTCTGGATGTGGGTCTCGGTTATCTGGAGGGATCGTGCGTTGATCATCCTCAATGCGGTCTCTTTGTTCATGCTTCTTTCGACCGTTTTACGTGAAATGTAATTAATTTGATTTATTTTGTATTTTTTGTTGACATTTGTAATAAAAGTAAGTAGAATTGCTCTTGTAAGATTGATTAACTGACTAGGAAAAATATATTATGGCACATTTAGTAGAAACAATGGCGTATGCAGGACAAGTCCCTTGGCACGGTTTAGGCGAGCGAGTTCCCGCTGATTTATCACCCCGACAGATGATGCGTAAAGCAGGTGTCGATTGGGAAGTGCACAAAGTCCCCACATACGCTGCAATGGAAGGCGAGGATCTGATCTCTACAGGTTCTTCAGCACTGATTCGTTCTAGTGACAAGAAGGTTCTTGCGCCTATGGTTGGCGAAGGATGGGAACCCGTTCAGAACTCAGAGGCATTCGACTTCTTCACTGAGTACTGCTCTGCCGGTGACATGGAAATGCACACTGCCGGTTCACTGAATGACGGCAAGATGGTCTGGGCACTCGCCAAGGTCAACGAGTCGTTCGACGTTCTTGGTGAAGACCGTGTTGACTCATACCTTCTTTTCTCTAACCCTCACCAGTATGGTAAGTCGTTGAATGTTCGCTTCACTCCCATCCGTGTAGTCTGCAACAACACTTTGACTATGTCACTTAGTGCGACCTCGAAGAACGAAGTTGCGCTGAACCACCGCCGTGCGTTCGATCCTTCTATGGTGAAAGAGCAGTTGGGTATCGCTCACGAGAAGTTTGAAGTCTACAAAGACGCGTCTCGCTTCTTAGCGTCGAAGCGTATCAGTAAGACCGATCTTGTCACTTACATGAACAACGTGTTTGAGTTCGGCAAGACCAAGGGTCGTGAAGTGACTAAGTATGAGGATCTCCCCCGTACCGCCAAAGCAGCATTCGATGTACTCGAGTCTCAACCTGGAGCGAACTTCGCTGAGGGCAGTTACTGGCAAGCATTTAATGCCGTGACATACCTCACTGATCACGAGTTGGGTCGTAATGCCGACACACGATTGCAGTCTGCATGGTTCGGCGTCAACCAACAGCGAAAGGTTCGAGCGATGAACCTCGCGCTTGAGATGGCAGAGGTAGCATAAGTCGAAACGGTAATATTACCGCAATCAGTTGTTGCCTAACCAGCGCTGATTGTGGTATAATTCTTTTCTAAATTATTGAGAGTGATTAATATTATGTTTATTTCTTATGATGAAATCCCCGCTAACTACCGTCGAATCATACTTCAGGAATCAGGGTATAAGCGTATCAAAAACGTACCTATCGAATTGTGTAGTGAGATCATAGCAGACCACCTCCAGTACGAAAAGGATATGGAGGAGTTAATGAATTTCGAGGTGCATTACCAGAAGCCTGGATCACCCGAGGTCAGTGAGGTTTTCAAAACCTCAAAGGAGGCGTTTGTCGCACTGGATCGTGCTATGGATTACGACATAACCACCCCCATTGTCGCCTATATCAAACAGGCAGACCGACTCGTACGAGCGATCATTAACGGTAAAATCTACGACGGCAAACCCCGTGGGCAGATAGAAGTTAAACCCATGCCCAAGGAACGTTTCGACACCCACACACTATTTTACGGTGGTGCGCGGTGCGACTAATATGTGCGGTGTAATTGGAGTTTACCTGACTGACATATCTTCGACCGATATCTCTCTGGTCGAAAAGATCTTCCGCGAAACAATGGTCCGAGGAAAGCACGCGACCGGTGTAACATATGCCGGTCGCAACGGATTGGATACAATCAAGAAACCCATCCCTGTCACTGAGTTCTTAGATGAACACAGCATCAGCGATTTTGTGTTTGATGGTATGTTGAAGATGATCGGGCACATTCGGTACTCTACCTCTGACTTGCGGTACAACCAACCGTTTCATGGAGACGGTGTCTCAATCGCCCACAACGGGGTGATCTCTCAGGATCCGGACGTCTGGGAATACAAAACGCAGACACTGAACGATTCAGAACTAATCCTTCGTTGCATTGAAGCAGGAGATCATCCACTAGAAGTCTACAAAGACCGGAGTATGTCTGTTGTAGCACTCGAAGACGATCGACTGCATGCGTTTCGGAATCACGAGAGACCGCTGTGGATGTCAAAGAGGGAGAACGGATACATCTTCGCTTCTACTGCAGATATCTTCAGTCGTGCCGGTGTCAGTTCCGATGTTTCCAGATGTGATCCCATGATCCATTATAAGTATGATATGTATAGTGGGTTGACCGTCGACCCGAAATATTATGATGAAAGTTTGGAAGATTTGCAATGTTGAGTAGATATACAAAGGATCAAGTTGAGACGCTAGTAGATTCTCAACCCGAAGGTCCAAACACTAAGTTTCTAAAGTCCGCGCACAATCTCTGGTTTCGTTTTAAAAACTACGACAAGCATCCTCCGTTTGTTCTGGAGGATAACGGTCCAGTTGCCCTTGTATTCATTACATTGAGCGACCGGAGTAAGTATGCGAACTTGTACGAGATCGTAACCCTCGAAGGTATGGAGGGAAATGGTTATGCTTCGAAAGTCTACTGGGAAGTGATGAGCGAAGCATATAAGCAGGGCATGAAGCGACTGAAGATGTCGTGTACACCCAGTTCCGTTACTTGGCACAAGCGCAACGGCACACTCTTCTGGGGTGTGGATCCTTCGGGGTCTCTCCGTTGCAATGTGCCTCTTTTCCCTAATCTACACGAACAACTAACCTTCCGAGAGTTGGCGCTGAAGGACGCAGACTGTGCGTTACCAGACCCGAAGGTAATTAACCAATTGAAAGCAGACGCTCTCGAGGCGCATGGGTTCGGTCCAAAGAAGACGGCAAAGGTAGAACAGGCGATCTCGGATGTCGGGGACTACTGGTTGCGGGACGCATTATATAATGAAAACACATTGGAATCATTCTTTTGATTGATTATCGTGAACACCGAAAAGAAGCATTCGTTGATTGGTTTGGTAAGTCTCTGGAAATAGAAGACTGCGACTCTGCCCTGTTCATGACGAATTATTTCTTTGATCGCTTCGAGTATAACTCGGAGCAAAGACTCTGGTTGTCGTGGATATATGGCACCACCTATTATTGGCCAACCTCTTATGTCGTTTGGAACGAGTTCCCTGATATGGAACTGGTGGGCATTGATCGTCTAACCGAATGGAATAATACCAACTACAAGAGACTTCGATACCAGACCGACACAAAATGGAACAAAGGTCATTTACCAAGTCAGTTCGCTTCATACAAGGAGTTCGTCGGAGAACGCACACAGCGCGAAGCACTCACGGAGAACTTTGTCGGCGATCCTATCAAAGATTTCTACTCGCTCTGGCAGACTGTTAACTCGTGGCATAAGTTCGGACGATACTCGTCTTGGTTCTACATTCAAACTTTGAAGCAGTGCTGCGACATCGATGTAGACGTGGACAGTCTGTGGTTGCACGACTATAGTGGATCAAGGTCACACCGTAATGGGTTGTGCTATGCAGTCGGAAAGGAAGAGTGGATCAACGAGAAACTCCAGACCGAGCAGATCGATTACTTAGAGTCTGAGGGGCGAGAGTTACTTGCTGAAGTGAAACAAAAGTTCTCCCACGTTGCTGAGAATGCAGATTATTTCGCCATGGAAACAGCACTGTGTTCTTTTAAAAAGTTATTTCGAACACGGGACGGTCGATACCTCGGTTACTACCTTGACCGCCAAGCAGAAGAAATAAAGAAAGTCGAAAGAGACGAATGGGCAGGTATCGACTGGAAACCAATGTGGGACGCTAGACGCGAAAAACTTCCGAATGACTTCTTGACAAATTCGATTAATAAGAGTAGAATGGAGTTATTCTTAGAAACAGGGGACTTTGATCCCCGCAATCAGTCTATGGGTTTAGAGGCATTTTATGGAACTAATTGAAATTAATGGTCGCTCTTGGAAAAAGTACAAAGGCGACGAAGGGCAGGACGTGTATGTCGCCCAGTTTGTTGAACCCCAAGAAAAGATTATGGGTCAGTTCGCAACTGAAGAGTCGTACGATATTCTAATCGATGAAGACGCAGATTTCTATCTTCCTTCCGGCAACGCAATGTTTAATGACACGCCGGTTGAAGACGAGACAAACGTGGCGTTTAAGTTCCGCAAGGGCGTCTTCACTCAAGATGAACAAGACGGTGCCTTTGAAGGTCTGTTTGACGCGGCGATTGAGTCTAACAACCGTGGCATGGCAGCAGGACCACGCGAGGAAACTCAGGGCAATAGAGACTGGGTCACAGGATTCCAGCAGGATGTTCTGGGTTGGTATGAGCAGAAGCAACCTTCTGATGTATTCGGCGGTGACGTCATTGAATCTTTTGAGAAGAAACACGAGAAGGCAGAAGATGAGATACGCGGTGGTGTTTGGTTGCGTACCAAGGTCGAACCTGCATTCGGGACATATAAAGAGTTCTTCCCTAAGATGATGGACAAGCTTGCAGGTATGTCGATTGAGGAGGCATCCACATACGCCAAAGACGTGCGCAAGAATATGATTTCTTCCACCAACTATGCTTCTGCTATTTGGTCAGGCATTGCTGGTTTCTATGGTCGTTATCCTCGCATTCCATATGGTCGGGCAACAGCATACACCGATCATCATCGCGAGAAGTTCGAGAAGTGTTATCCATTCGCCCGTCGACTCGATAATGTTATGAACGAATTGCTGCCGTTTCGTTATGGTAAGCAGAAAGAGTTTGCGGACAGACTCGACAATCAATTCTTGATCGGCGAGGATACAACATTCACCACGATAACAGTCAATACAACGACTAAAGATCGCAATGCGCGTATGGCGTGTCACCGCGATGCTGGTTCGCTCAATGAAGGTTATTCGAACCTAACTGTAATCAGCGACGGCAAGAAAGACTGGAAGGGTGGATATCTTGTAACACCAGAGGTTCGTGCGGCGATTAATGTAAGACCTGGAGACCTATTGTTGATCGACAATATGCGAATCATCCACGGCAATACACCAATTGAAGCACCGGACTCTGGCATCGACGATCTACTGCGTATGTCGTTGGTGTTCTACTTCCGTGAGGATATGGACAAGCTTGGTTCTTGGGAGTACGAGCACCTTCGTCGTGCCTTTGTTGATGACCGACGCAAGAATGAAGACCACGAACTGTGGCGTCCATACTGGAACGGTGTTTCGCCGAGCATGTGGGATACAGATGAGTGGTTTGAATACTTGAATTCTAATGGAGGAAAAGATATGGTAGAGAAATATCATCCAGAAGCATTAGAAGTTGAGCAATCACTAGAGGCATTTTTCGCATGAAATTAAATCCATATACATCCAGAGATCATTTTATCCCGAAGGTCACGCGAACCAGCGCAATCGACAGCGCTGATGGTTTTATGACATTGTTCGGAGAGATCCACGCAAGTCAAATCTCAAAGAGGTGCATTTGTTGTGGCATACGGCAACCTCTGGCGAACTTTTTTAAGAAAGCAGTTTCGAAACTAAAGAAAACTCAGAGAACAAATTTCAATAAGACTGCTCCCGAAAATTACAGAGAACACTGCATTACTTGCCACGAGAAAGGTTTGAATCGATGAGAATCTTCTACATCATTGGGGTTCCAGGAACCGGCAAGTCGACTGTCATGAAAGAGTTGATGAGTCGGTTCGATGGATGGGAGCAGGAGCGTGTCGTCGAGTTGCTTGACACACATGTATCTGGACACGTCCGTATATTAGGAAAGTATTCGGACGACGGTGAAGGAACATTTGACGGTACAGACCGTCTGAGTATGGCAGTACCACCTCGAGCAGTCGACTGGATTTCGACTCGCCCTAACGAGTTCATTGTTGGCGAAGGTGATCGTCTTAACAACAAGACATTCTTCCAGTGTTGTCAACCGCACCTGACAATCATTCACCTTAAAGTATCAGACGCCGAGCGTAAACGCAGATACGAGCAAAGAGGATCTGATCAGTCCGAGAAGTTTATCAAAACGACTCAAACCAAGTGTCAAAACATCGTCGAACATTTTGGCGATAAACAGACAATATTCGGCGAAGAGAAAGGATGTGTTGTCGACTTTGTGCATGAGACTTCGCAAGACACTCAAGACATCGTTGACTATATTCTAAAAAGTTATATCCCGTAGTCTCTGATTCCAAAACAATATCAGAAAGTTGTTGTCATACTTGTTGTTATAAGATATAATTGGTCTTGTAAATTGAGGAGTCAGCATGAATTCAAAGCAAGAATCATTAGTTTTTTGTATACAGGAAACGATACCGGTAGCAGACTTATTACACATAGAAGTCAACCCCGAGGCAAGAGAAGTTTCAACCGAAACAGACCTAGCGAAGCTAGAAACACTTTTTGAAGAAATAGGCGCAAGTTTGCTAGAAGAACCTATTTTAGAAGGAATAGACATAGCGAACGCGGTTAATATTTTTAAGGCATACGGATTTATACCGCAGACCTTTAAAGTTAAGCATAAAATCATACACGACACAACCGACCGCTATACTATACGCGCCGACGCATTCAGCGCTTGACTTTTGTTTTCAATTCAGATAGAATGGTTATATGATGAAGAAACCTCCTATAGATTTTTTTCGCCCGATGGGATATTATGTCTATCAGTATCAAGACCCATCAACCGGTGAAATATATTACATCGGGAAAGGCGTCAACGACAGATGCTGGAATCACGTATCAGAAAAGGGTTACAACCCCGAGCATCTGACCATCATCGCGCAACACTTGACTGAAGAGGAATCTCTTCTTCTTGAATCATATCTAATTAATCAAAACTCCCCTACAGACAATAAAGTCTCGGGGCACCATGAGGGTCGCTTTATTATGTCACGATTTACTGGTTTATTCGATCAATACCTCAACGATCAGCGAGAGATGTTTAATGAATTACACGCGTTCATCTCTGAATATGATGTTGTTCGGAAGTATGTGGGTTATTCTTGGTCTCGTCAGAAGTCTTTCTTAGTTGAGTCAAACGCCATAGACAACCTGTACTGCAGCATCAAATTAGAATCGCAAGGTTCCGGTGACACCATCTCAGTCATATTCAAGGGCAATAAGTCGAAGGCACCGGTGATCAAGAAGATCAAAGAAAGGTGCGAAGAGTTCACTATCCTCGGCGAAGGGTCTGGTCAAGATCCATGGGTTTCGTTCGTTGTTTCGGATTTAGAAGAAGCAGTCTCCTTGTGGTCCGATTTCGTTGGCGCGGCATAGTGAAAAAACACTTCACCGAAAAGAAATGGGGTTCACTCACGCAGTTGAAAGCATACTTTGACGCCCAGAAGGGGAAGGGACGAGAAAAAGTCCTCTCCTTTGAAGGTCACACGCTCGAGACGAACAAAGCAATCTACATACTTTCTTTCGATGGGTTACACGTAAGGAAAAAGTAAAAAATAGTTTATCCTATAAATAGATCTTATTTGCCCCAGAGGATAATACTATGAGCGAAATATCCCATACTCGCCACATCGCCAAAGCGCTTAGTTGGAGACTCTTAGGAACTCTAGACACTATGCTTATTGGTTGGTTTGTTACTGGAAGTGCACAATTAGGAATTGCTATCGGCGGAATTGAAGTTGTCACCAAGACATTTTTATACTATGCTCATGAGAGAGTTTGGTATAAACGCATTCGTTTTGGAATAAAGGATTAATCATGCCATCGTTAAAATCAGGAGACATGGGAGCAAAGATTGCCAGTTCAGGTCCATATGCCGGAGAAACGAGAGACAAGATCTTCGAACTTAAAATCAACGACAACAAAGACTTCATACTCGGCGAAACTGAATTTGGTGCTAAAGTGAAGGGTGTATCATATGACCCGAAGACCAAAAAGTTTACTCACTATGACGCCATAAACAAAAAAGTCATAAAAGAAATTAGTTACAACAAGGTATTCAAAGATCCAGAGTTTGGTGGTGGTCGTGGATCGGGGGCGGTGCTGACGATACCAAGTACACCGAGTCTTTACAGTGTTTTTACTGTGCTTATGTCTTCAACATAGCGAACAAGAAAATCACTCATGCTAGTCCTGAAGATTTAAAGAAAGCAGAAAGATTCACTGATACAACTGAAGGTCTGGCGAGTTGTTTGAAGAATGGTCCGGCGAATTGGTTGGAAACAGACGTCTACATTAAAACCGCCAACAAGTTGTTTGACGAGTACGGCAGAAAGATGATCTCGCCAGTTTACTTCCACCGTGGATCTAAATTCATGGACAGAGTCTATGCTGCTAAGACTGCTTGTCATAAGATTGACAAAAAATCTGAAACACCGCAAGCACCTGGATCGTTCTCTCACGATAAATGGAATCCTGGAGATATTTGGGCATCAACATTTCCAACCACCGGCGACCCACTCAAAGAATCCGTTTCAAACTGGGGAGAGATAAATCATAAAGTAGAAGCGTTGGCAAAAGAAGGTAAGTTGCTTGGCATATCTTTAAAGAAGGTCACATCACCAAACGCGAACTATCAACAATACAACGCCACAGGATCACCGGTTAGCGAATACACCTTTGGAACGTGGTCATATGGTAAGACTGGTGACTTCTTTAAGTCTCAAGACATATACATTAAAATTGCTGGTAAGGAAGTCCAGTTCCGAACCTTTGGAGGCACGACTTCATGGCAG